CCCATGGGTCGTTTCCCTCGTGATACGGGTGGATATCCAGGATCGTTGCGTCCTTGCGGTTGGGAAGTGGCCCACTGTCCTGGTCTCCGCCGCAAGGGACGCTCTTCGGTAGGTCTGGCGGCTTCTGAAGCGAGATCATTCGGAAGGCCTCTCCTCGCTGATATCGAGCCAGATCGGAGTAAGCAAGCTCCCGGAGAAGGGCCATCCTCTTGCCAACCACCTTGCCGCGAAGCGTGCCCCAGCCCTCTGGGTAGGCGGTGACCCAGTATCTGTGAATGTGATACGCCAAGAACACCAAGACAGCAAACCACAGCTTGCTCGGGTTCAGTTTTGATTCCGGCGCAATACTCAGTACATGCTGCCAAATGGCCAATGGCGGCATGTCAAACCACCAATATGCAACTATTGCAGCGCTCACGAAAAGAACATTCCTTCTCGGTTTGTCGTCGTCTATCACTCAGGCCCCCACGTTTTATTTACTGATGTCACGCAAATATACCGGCCGCAGGGTGCAGCAGCCCGTTGAACCCGCGAGCCACCGCGTCGACCTGGTCGTCGTAGGTGCCGTTCGGGAACAACCGGCACTCGTCCTTGAAGGCTTCGTTCCAGGCGCCCTTGAGCAGCAGCACGTTCCCGGCGTTGATCTGGCTTGCGAGCGGCGTGGCCCGCACGACCTTGTCTCCTGACTCGGGGCTGAAGTGCACGTTGTGCCCGGCCAGCAGTTGGGCGAACGCCAGGACCTGCGACTTGCCGGCCTGGCCGGGGTCCTGCGGCAGGCTCTGCTTCAGCATCACGCCGTCGTTGCGCGCGGTCGTCTTGATCAGCGCATCCCGCTGGGACGTGGCGAACTGTTCGCGCACCATGCCGGCGATGATGTAGCGGCCGTCGGCGAGGCGGCCCACCTTCCCGCCCGCAGTGAAGTCCCCGCCCACGCTCGCACCGAGGTCCCACCCTCGACACCACTCGACCACGTTCAGAGGCAGCGTGTCCACGACCTCCATGAGGTCCGGCTTGATCACCCCGCCGTCGGGTGGTGAGGGGCGCTGGCCGTACTGCCCGGCGAAGACGTAGGGCTTCGCCTTCTCCATCCGCTGCAGTTCCTCGGCGCTGTGCTTCTCGGGCCACAGGGGCGTGCGGTCCTCGTTCCAGGCCGGGAGGCACACGTGATCCCACACCTCGCCGTTGCCGCCGGCCACGGGCGGCTCGCCGGGCTTGCGCTCACCGAGCAGCCAGCCCGCGAGGTCGTTCTCGTGCAGCCGCTGCATGATCACGATGATCGGCGTGTCCGGGCTGTTGACTCGGCTCTCCAGGGTGTTCTTGAACCAGTCGATCACCCCTCCGCGGATCGTGTCGCTGGTCGCCTCGTCGGCCTTGTGGGGGTCGTCGATGATGATGGCGCCGCCGAACTGCTCGCGCATCTTCCCCGCGCCGAAGCCGGTGATCGTGCCGCCGGCGCCGGTGGCGTACATCACGCCCCGCTTCGTCGTCTTCCAGTGGTGGCCGGCGTCCGAGGCCAGGGCGGTGTCCGGGAAGATCTCGCGGTAGGCCTCGTGCTGGATCATGTCCCGCACCTGGGCGCTGTTGTTCACCGCCAGTGGCGTGCTGTAGCTGGTGTGGATGAACTCGCAGTCCGGCACCTTGCCGAAGCACCAAGCGATGAAGTTCACCACCGCCAGTTCGGTCTTCGAGTACCGCGGCGGGATGTTGATGATGAGCCGCTTGCATTCGCCCCTGAACACGCGCATGAGCGCGTCGCACACGATCTGGTGGTGCCGGGCCTGCTGCCAGCGGTAGCCCTTGCGCTCCAAGAACATCCAGCGGGAGAACTCGAACAGGTCCTCTCGGGCCCAGCCGACGGCCGCCAGGCGCTTGGCGGGGTCAGTAATCCTCACGGACCGTGCGCACCGCTTCTTGCAGCTGCTCAGGCGTCACGGTGGTCGTGTGCGCCGCGATGGGACCGCCGCCGGGGCCGGACAGCTCGCGCCGGTTCGTGAACCCGCCACCAACCTCCTTAGCCGCCTGCTCGATCAGCGAGGAAACCATGCTCAGGTTTCCCTGCCCTTCGGCCTTGTTCAGCGCCCGATCGAGCACGCGCAGACGGTATGCCTGGTTGGCGATGGGGATGGCGGCCGTGTCCTCCAAGAACCGCTTGCGGGTGGCGCCGAACACCTCACGGAGCTTCTTGCTCATCCGGCTGCCCGCCACCGTGGCCGGGTTGTAGGCCTGCAGCTGCTGCAGCGACACGGTCAGCCCGAACTGCTGTTTTACGGCCGCGGCTACTTGGGTGCCCGAATCGAAGCAGGCAAGTGCCTGCACCACGAACATTTTGACGTCATCAGGCAAGGCTGCCATGCTGTTTCCGATCTAAAACACCAGTACAACGTCCATGCACCCGGAGGCCGAACCCGATCGTTTTGCTGCGATGCAAAGCCACCTGCGCATTTGGCGTCGCATGGAGACAGCGAAGAACGACCGGCAGAAAGCCATGTCTTGCGGCGATGCGCGGACCGTCCGACGCATCACAGACGCACTAGTCACACAGGAGCGCCAGTGGAGACGAGCAGGAAAGCTGGCCGGGTTCGACATCACGCCGCTCTGAGTTGGCACGTCCCACAGGCTCCAGCCACGTCTGCGAGACTTACCTCGGGTCGCTGATCTGCTGCGCGCGCGAGCGCGGCGATGGCACCGCCCGGGTCCCCCACCCCGTACCGGCGGACCACTCCGACGAACTCCTCGACGTCGTGGCCGCGGATGAAGAGCTTCGGCTTGCCGTCCTCGGTGAAGGCGGGAGCGCCGAACCGGTCGCGCTTGTGGCCCACGTGGTAGAGCTCGTGCTCTACCAGGGCGCAGAACGCGGCGTCGTTGCAGGCGAGGCAGTAGCCGCCGTCCAGGGTGATCAGGTAGTCCGGCACGCGGCCGAACCACTCGCGCATCTGCTGCTCCTGGCGGCCCTTCTGCCATGCGCCGCAGCGGAAGGTGACCTCCTCGGCCTGCCCGATCACCGTGCGGCCCTGGCGGTTGAAGCCGCCCGAGGCCCACAGGAACACGAGGTCGCAGTCGATCAGATGCTTGTGCTCCTCGTTGTAGAGCCGGCCGCCCTCAGACAGGATCTCGGCATGCACCCACTCGGCGACGTTGTGCGCGGGGGCGAAGGCCAGGAAGTTAGTCTCGGCGAGGCCGAGTCCGTCGGGCGGCATCGGGCGGGTGATGCCCGCCGGCTTGGTCTTGCGGCCCATCAGTCCCTCCCCTCCCCGATCAGTTCGGCCAGCTTGCGGCCCATGGTCTTGGCTCCCTTCGTGGGCTTCGGCGGCTTCTGCCGGGCCCGGCGGGCGGCTTCCTTTTCCTTCCACTCCTCGGTGTCCTGAGGCGAGAGGGCGATGTGGCGGCGGTGGCCGTCGGCGAGTTCCACCACCTTGCGCGGGCGCTGGATCGGGCACTCGGCGCTGCGCAGGCGGGTCCGCGGCAGGTCGCTGCCCGCGACGTCGAAGATCGAGCGCGGGGCTGCGGTCTTCGGCGGCTTGAGCCCGGCGGCCGGGACCACGATCCGAACCGGCGCCGCGGCGCTCCACTCGTCCTGGTCGTCGTCTTCGTCGTCGAAGAAGGCAGTCAGCGACGACGGCAGCTCCACCGCCTCGAAGTCGAAGGCGATCTGGTTCGGGTGGTCCCACCGGCCGCGGCTGAGCCTCACAGAGCGCCCTCCTCCTTGAGCAGCCGTTCGCGCAGTTCTACCTGTTCGACCGGCGCCTGGACGAACTTGTCGCAGTTCCGCGGGTAGACGGCGCTGAACGTGTGCCCAGCGGTCATGCTACGGAGCGGGCACAGGCCGAAGCCGAGCTTCCCGATGGGGCTGCCCTTCAGGTTGAAGTGCTTGCAGTCCACACAGCGGCGCTCGGTCACGGCACCATCCCAGCAAGCAGGGACGTGCCGCAGCACATCACTGCGGCGAATCCGTTCAGGAATCGGTCCTCGGCAAGGCGGCGCCGCGCCTGTTCGCGCGTGCGCCCCAGGGACATGTGGCACTCGATGAACGTCTCGGCGATCTTCGGGTCGCCCAGCGCGACCATGAAGGCCGCAGCCATGACTGCAAGGCCAGCGAACAGGCTCATGAGTTCTCCTTCGCAATGGCGCGGGCCTTAGCCCGGTAGAGGTCGCGGATCTCGCGCAGGCCGTCCCGGGTCCACTTCACCGGGGCGTTGTCACACTCCAGGGCCTCGACGCGGGCCAGGCCGATGCGGGCGATCAGGCGGATGCGGTACTCGACCGCGTTCCCGGCCTTGTCCCGGTTCTCGTGCTTGGTCTGCGCGTGGCAGTTGTCCTCGTTGAAGCGGAGGTGGTCGGCAGCGCCCGTGCTGCGGTAGTGGCCGGCGTCGGTCATGTTCCCGGACCAGTCCAGGGGTCGGCCGCTCGAGATGCAGGGATGCCCGGCGGCACGGTCGCGGGCCCGGATGAACTGGTTGAACGCCTGTTGGGCTTCCTTCTTCAGCTGCGGGACGCCCTTCAGGGCCTCCAGCGCGGCGCGGGTCGCGCGTTTGTCCTCGGCGGCGTACTTCGCCCGGGCCTTCTCCACCTTGGCCAGCGCGAACTTGGCCTCACACACGGGGGAGCAGGCCGGCTGGATCGGGCGGCGCTTCACGAACGGCTCGCGGCAGACCTTGCACTTGCCGCGGGCCACCTTCACCGACAGGCGGGCCTCGCCGGAGTCGCGGCGCAGTGGAGTCGACCGGCTCAGGATGGCGGAGCGCTTCATGCGTGCGCGTCCTCCAGCAGGATCGGCTCGGTCCACTTGACGTTGCGGTGCGAGCCCCAGGCATACAGGAACTCGATGAAGGCGCTGGCCTCGCGCACGTAGAACTTGCTGGTCTCCATGCCCAGCTGGATCACGCGGCAGCCGTCCTCGCTCGGGATCACCCTGCCGTCGTGGTGCACCGGCGTGCCGGCTGCGCGCATCTCGTCCGCGAACTCGTCCACGAGGATCCGCTTCATGTCGTCCTCGCACCACTGCCGGCCGGCGTAGTCCGTCTGCCGGGCGATGTCGCGGATCATGGCGTGGTACTTCTCCTCCTGGATCCGCTTCTTCACCGGCTCGCTGACCGTCACCACCCAGCCCTCGGGCGCCTCGGCGATGTAGTGCATGGCGTTCCGGCGGGCCAGGCTGTGGGCGAGGACGAACGTCTTCTTGGCCATCAGTCCACCCACCGGTACACGTCGCCGCGGGGCGCGCGGGCGCTCTTCCCAGCCACGCACTGCGGCTCGCGATTCACCAGACCGACCTCGTGCAGCACGTCGAGGTGTCGGCGCGCGGTGTGCTCGTGGATCCCGTTCAGGTCAACCAGGGTCTGCACCGTCACCGGGCCCAGCTTCACCCGCTTCACCACGTTGGCGAAGCCCTCAAGGGTGCTCAGTTCGTTCACTGCGCGGCTCATGCGAACACCACCGCGATGCCAGCGCACAGCGCGACCGCGGCAAGGGCGATCACACCGAGGGCGAAGCCCACGCTCGCCGCCGGCGCGGGCACGCCCCAGTCGTCCGAGACCGGGAGGCGTTCGTCAGGCTTGGCGACTCGGCTGGTGCCGTCGTACCGCGACAGGCGGGGAGCGTCGATGGTGGTCTTCATGCTGCTTCCTTCACGGGTTGAGCCCACACGGTGGCGAGCGAGGGTTGTGCGTCGACGATCTGGCGGACGGTCGCCGCCGGCGGTTTTTCGTGCTGGATCTCCCAGCGGTGGCACTGGGCGCCGAGCTGGCCGGGCTCGCGCGGGACTCGCCCGGCCTTCCGGATCAGCCGGCGGTAGGCCAGGTTCTCGAGTGCGCGCTGAACCGCGCGACGGGTCATCGCCGGCCGCGCGGCGTGGATCTCGGCAGCCGAGGCGGTGCCGTGGGCCTCGATGTAGGCGAGGACGATCTGCAGGGCGGTCATGCGGTCACCTTCGGCGCGGTGGCGGCCGGCGCGGCGACTGGCACAAACTCGGCGCCCTCCGGGCCGCACCAGTCCATGACGATCTGCGCCGGGTTCCCCTCGGCCTCCACCGCGTGGTACCGCTGGCAGTCCTTGCGGCGGTTGCAGCAGAGGCCGTAGCACGCCGGCTCGCTGGCCGGCCAGGTTGGGGCATTCATTGCGCTTCCTTTCGGGCGATCGGGCGGTAGGTGTCCCAGGCGAAAGCGATCCACCGACAGGTCTCGCCGAGGCGGTCGTCGCTGCGGTCGCCGACGAACTCCTGGAAGCCGGGGCGGTCCTGGTTCGTGAGCAGGATCAGCGGGCGCCGCTCGCGGTACCGGCGGTCGATCACATCGAACAGCACCGTCTTCTCGCCCTCGGTGCCGTACTGGGCGCCCACCTCGTCGATCACCAGCAGGTCCAGCCGCTCGAGGTACGTCAGCATCTGGGTCTCGCTGCGCTCGCTGTCACGGCGCCACGTATCCCGCACCGCGCGGATCATGTCCAGGCAGGTCATGTAGCGGACGTCCGGGTGCCGGTGCATGACGTGCTGCAGCACGGCGGTGGCGAGGTGGCTCTTACCCGTGCCCGGGAACCCGGACAGGATCAGGCCGGTGCCCTTCGAGAGATGCTGGTCGAACTGCTCCGCGTAGTCGCGGACGATGGTCAGGGCCTGCAGCTGCGGAGCACTGGCGGCCACGAACGTGTCGAACGTCCGGCCGATGAAGCGCGCGGGAATGCGGGCCTCGGCCAGCACGCTGCGGTGGCGGCGTTCGGCGGCGTCCGCCTGGGCCTTCCGTTCCGCAGCCGCGTCGGCCTCGGCCTGCTCGGCGCTGCAAGCCGGGCACTTCGACCACACCGCCCGCAGCAGGTTGCGGCTCACGTATCGGCCATGCTCCGGGCACATGCCCTCGCGTTCGGGCAGCGGCACGCCGGCGCGCTGCATGGTGTCAGGTGAATGAGCCATCAGCGTTCACTCCTTTGCTGTAGTCCTTGCCTGCGAAGCTGTGCCCGCCCTTCGCCTTCCCCGCAGGCTGCGGGCCGAGCTTCTTTTCGAGCCATGGGATCGGCTGCACCGGGGCCTCGGCGGCGCACTCTTGCAGCGCTGCGGCCAGCGCCGGGTCGCCGTGGGTCTTCGACCGCATCCCAAGGAACGACCTGGCGTTCGACTCCTTGACGCCGGCCGCGGTCAGCAGCGGCACGCCGAGGGCGAAGACGATGTCCTTCGGCGTCGCAATGGCCACCGGGGCAGCGGCCGGCGGCGGGGTCGGAGCGGGAGGCGGCGACGGTGGAGCCGGAGGGTCGGCCGGCGGTTCACCGCCCGAACCGTCAGGTTCGGAATGCTCTGAGCGAAGCGAAGAGATCTGGCTCTGGCTAGCTTTCTCGGAATCGCCCTGTTTGGTTTCCGTTTGAGAACCCAGTGGGTTTTTCTTGGGTTCCTGTTTGGGTTTGTTTTTCGAACCCGGCGGCCGTCCGCCCTTCTTCCCGTTCTCGCGTGCCGCTTCGATTTTGGGAAGCGCTTCGGCGATCATCTCGTCTGCTCGTTCCTGCACCCAGCCCGCCGGCGTGAGGGTCCAGTACTCCGCAAGCACCGCGTCGACCGCCTTGCGATCGGCCGGGCTCTGGCAGCGCGTCACCGTGTAGACCCGCGTCGGGTCGATCGGCTGCTCCTTGGCGTAGTAGTGGTCGAGGAGACGGTCGTAGGCACCGAACTCCACCAGCGAGAGGTCGCCAGTCTTGATCGTGATGTCGCCGGGGAAGCGCTTGTAGAACTTCAAGGGGAACTCCGGGGCTACCGGCAGCCGCGGGCCGCTACGATGAGGAACGAGAAAACGGGGAGATCGACATGCCACTCGCGCAACTGCTCAAGGCCGGGCGCAAGCGACTGTTGGGGCCGCTGAACGCTCCGATTGAGAAGGTCATGCTCTGGTCGAAGGCCTTCAACAAGGCAGAGGGCACCGCCGGCGATCCGCTTCCCTGCCCGGACTGCTTCATCGAAGGCAAGACCGCGCGGCTTGTCCCGCAGTCCGATCCGGCTCCGGGTGTCGCCGCTGTCGTTTGCAGCGGCTGCCACCGGGTGATCGAGTACCCGGACGTCTGAGGAGATCGGGCCCGTCAAGCAGCCTCCCGCATCGCCTGCTGGTCGGCGTAGTTCGCGGCGACGATGGCGCGGGCCAGCGGCGGGCACACGCTGTTGCCGCACATGCGGACCTGGGACGCCTTCGACAGCGTCCGGCCGTCCGCGCCGCGGTCGATGAGGTAGCTGTCGGGGAAGCCCTGGGCCCGGTACAACTCGCGCGGCTGCAGCATCCGCATGCCGATGTCGGCGATGTAGTAGTCGACGCAGTCGATGGTCACGAGGCCGAAGCGGTCCTTCGTGGTCACGGTGTGCAGCGGCTCGCCCAGCTGCGGGTCCTGGTCGGTGCCGTAGTACTTCGTCAGCAGAGCGAACACCTCGTCACGGTGCGGCGGCGGGGCGCCCGTCTCCAGACTCGCGGTCACGAGGTGGTGGTGGTCCTGTGTGGTGATCGTGCTGATCGACCGATCGAGCGGCCAGCCGGGCGTCTCGTTGCCGCCGTAGTGCTTGGCGAGAAACGCGGCCACGAGGGCATGCTTCTGGCCGTTCACCACCGTGCCGAGCGGCTTGTCGAGGCCGGGCACGCGCGGCGCCTGGCCGGGCCGCTCGCCGTAGCCGGTCTGCACCAGCGTCGGAGACGCCAGCAGGTGCTCGGCCTTGCTGGTGATGGTCGACAGCGGCTCGTCGATCGAACGGGCCTTGCCCGAGTCGCCGTGGCCGGTGTGCCCGATGCGCACGATGTACGGCTTCGCGCTGTCGAGGACGTAGCGCTTGATGCCGTGGGCGATCCGGCGCAGCGTGGCCGGTGCGAGTTCGCGCTCGCGTTCGAAGATGGACGGGCACGGCAGCGACCAGTCGATGCACTCCGCCGCGGTGCGGTGCGGCTTGAGGCCCGGGCCGTGCGTGGCGGCCGGCCACACGATCGGCTGACCGTCGCACCGGGCCACGAGGAACAGGCGCTTGCGGATCGTCGGCGCGCCGTAGTCGCACGCGCGCAGCTCGCGGTGCTCGACCACGTAGCCCAGCGCTTCGAGCGCGGCCTTCCACTCGCGGAACGTCTCGCCGCGGCGGATTGGGCAAGGCCGGTCGTCTTCGCCGAGCGGGCCCCAGGTCTGGAACTCCTCGACGTTCTCGAGGCAGATGACACGCGGCCGCACAGCCTTCGCCCACTCGACGACGACCCACGCCAGGCCGCGGATCTTCTTCGAGACCGGCTTCCCGCCCTTCGCCTTGCTGAAGTGCTTGCAGTCCGGCGACGCCCACAACAGGCCGACCGGCTGGCCATCGGTCACGCGGACCGGGTCGACCTCGAAGACGTCGCTGATGAGGTGCAGCGTCTGCGGATGGTTCGCCTTGTGCAGGCTCACCGCCTCCGGGTCGTGGTTCACGGCGATGTCGACGTGCCGGCCCAGGGCCTGCTCGATGCCGGTGCTCGCGCCGCCGCCACCCGCGAACAGGTCGACGACGAGTTCCCCGGCGATGGGGAGGATGAACTGCGCGCCGATCATGCGAGCGCCCTCGTCGCTTGCATCTCTTCGAGCACCGTCAGCGCCTGACGCGCCGCCACCCACTGCGTCACCAGCGTGTTCCCGGCCACGGCTTCGAAGGCAGCGATGTCCTCCGCCGGCAGGTCACGCCGGAACGGCTTGTCGTCCTTGTTGAGGTAGTCGCTGACGAACTGCGGCCGAAGGCCCGACAGGAAGGCGAGGTCACGCTGCGTGTGGCTCTCGACGCGGCGCTTGTCCCAGCACAGGCGCACTGCCTCGCGGTAGGTCTTGCACGCCGTGACGTACGCGGTGGGGACGATGGACGGTTGACCGTTGATGCGGCCGAAGAGGGGCAGTTTCAGTTGGGGGTTGGATTGGAGGTCGGACATGGGGGGCATCCCATAGGTAAAAGAAATGGCATCCCCAGTTGCGTACCCAGTTGGGCAGGGGCAAAAGTTGATGCCAGCGAGAGACGAAAAAACTTCGCCTTTCTGTTGAGCCCGGCCCGCGCACCCGACGACATCGGATGCCCCCAACGCCGCAGGCTTGCGGGAGGGCTCAACAGAAAGGGGAATCGAGATGGACGACACGACCTGGGCTCGGCGCGCGGTGCGCGCGATGCTCAAGCGGCTGATGCAGAACCTCGCGGCAGAGCACGAGCGAGCGGCGGAGGAACTGAGGAAGGCGGCACGATGAGCGTTCATGGCTCAGGCCTTCCGCTCAAGCGCGATGAACGATGCGGGCTGCCAGAAGGCCATGCGCTTGAACTCGGCGCGGGCCTGCTTCGAGGTGATGCCCAGGCGCGCGGCCGCGACCTCGAAGCGCTCGGGCGGCAGGGATGCGAGCAGCGCGGCAGCTTCCTTGCGCTGCTCGGCGAGGAACTTCGCGGCGGCCTTGGCCTTCGCGCGGCGATCAGCGGCGAGCACCGCCTTGTGGCGGTCGAGGTCGCGGTTGATCGTGTCGGTGCGGCCTGGCACGTTCAGTTCGCCGTGATCGAAGGCCATGGCTCAGCCCTGCCCTGCGGTAGCGGCCTGGTCGACGAGCTCGGGCCAGATCTGGTGCCAGTCGTCGGGGCGGAGGTCCTGCAGCCGGGCGGTCGGGTCGATCTCGTGGAAGCGACGCGCGAGCGCTGGCTTGGCCGTCTTGATCCCCTTGGTCAACTGGTAGACGTACTGCTCGTCAACGCCCAGGGCCGCGGCGATCTCGCGGCGGCGCTCGGGGGTGTAGTTGGGAAGTGCCATGACGCCGATCCTAGCGTTTCGCTAGGTGTTGTCAAGCGTTTCGCACTTGCCGTTTTCTAGCGTTTTGCTCGAATCGCGAATATGTCCAGCGACAACTACTTCAAGCTCGCCCTCGAATTCCTCTGTGAAAAGCACGGTGGGGTGGATGAGGTCGCCGAGAAGGCCGGCGTCAGCGCCGAGAACCTGAAGCAAGTGCTCGCCGGGACGAAGCTCCCATCCGGTCGCCCTCGCGGCATCGGTCCTACCGTTAGGCGGAAGCTAGAGGACGCATTTCCAAACTGGACGCAAGTCCATCTAGGAAGTTCTTCCTTGACCACTTCGGATCACCAATCTGGCAAGTCTTACCTGTCAGAGGCTCAGCTTGCGAGCCAGGTGCGTCCGATAGTGGATCTGCCAACGCTAAGCTGGGAGCAAATAATGCAAATCGAGCTACCCCAAAACTTCTCTTTGCCTTTGGTCGACGACGCCTTAGGCGAGCAGGGAGCGGTGGGTGACATCGGAATATTCAGGCTGGGCATCGAGCCAGTTCAGGGCCGTGGAGTACTGCTTAGAGACCGCGACGGCGGGTATCACGTGCGGCTGTACCAAGTCCGTCGCGGCACACACTGGCTCGCTGTATCGAAGAGCGAGAAGTTCGCAACACTAGACTCTGACGCAGACGGCCTGGAAGTCATCGCCGTCATGGTCGGCGTGAAGTGGGCCTGAGACGATTGGGGCTGGCCGCGGGCTACAGCGGCGCAAGGGGAGAGACTATGCGTTTTCTTGCGCTGGGCCTGGCAGCCCTGGTTGCCGGCTGCGTCACGCCGCCCACCATCACGGTGAAGCAGGCCCCGCCCGAGATGGCACACGTCTGCATCGAGTCGAACCCTCGCGTGAACATCGAGGGCTTCACCAACATCCTGAGCAGCGCTGTGACGCGCAGCGGCCGCACCGTCGAGGTGTTCAGTCGAGCAAAGCCCGAGCGATGCGAGTTCGTCATGTACTACGAGGCGCGCCGCCGCTGGGATCTGCAGCTGTACCTCGCATCCGCCGACATCCGAATCGAACGGAACGGGCAGGAGGTGGGCTCGGCTCTCTACAGCCAGCCACAAGGTGGCCCGTCGACAAAGTGGGACAGCTTCGACAAATTGCTCGACCCGCTTCTGGACCGAATGCTCGCCAGGTCCTGACGCGATGCCCCGCAAGTTCACACGGGTGACCGAGGTCTACGAAGCAGTCGACTCGAAGAAGCGGGTCCACACAGTCCACGTGCACACAGAGTTCGTCGAAGAGGTGTATTTCGACGGACCTGTGGAATTGGTCACTGGCCGCGTCGAACATCGCCTGGAAAATGGGAACCCGCTCGACGTCTCTGAAGACGGTTCATTGCGAGACAAGCGCTCGTCGCTTCGGCTCCGTCGGAACTGAGCAGGGCTGGCCGCGGGCATCAGCGGCAAACGGGGAGAAAACACTGAATGACGAAACGCACCCTTGCATCGGCTGAGGAAGCCCTGCACCTTCTCGAAGAGCTTCAGGCGGGAAAATCGCAAGTGACAGTCATTGAGCTCAGTGGTGAGCTTAAGGCCTTGGAAGTGAACATCAGGGGTGCGGCCTATCATGGGACCGTTCCCGGGGAACTTGCCCGCGGCCTGTGGGAATTCCAAGAGGCGCTCTACAAGGCTGCAGCGTTCGCCATCAACGGTGAGGATGACATCCGGCGCCTCACCACTGCACAGCGTCAAGGCTTGGAGCTGGTATTCGAAGTTCACGAGGGCAGCACAGAACTCATCGTCGAAGTCACCAAATTCATCAACACGCTTTCTGGTGGCCTCGCTTCCATGGACGACCAAACCAAAATGATCGTGCTCATTTCCGTCGCACTCATCCTCGCGGTCGGCGTTGTCGCTTGGAAGGCGCTGGATGTCAGCGCCCAACGAAAGAAGGATGAACTTCTGAAGGACGCCGACGTCGCGCTTGAGCGTGAGAAAACTCGACAGTTTGAGATCTTTGCTCAAGTCGCAGGGTCGGTCCCCGCTGTGCAGAAGTTCGAGCGAGCTGCCGAAGAAGGAACCCGAGCGATTATTCGCTCGGCCTCGGATGCCGATGACATCAAAATTGGTCGAGTGAAATTTGACTCTGACGACATCCAGGAGGTCGTCCAACGCGCACCTCGCGTCAAGTCGCAGGCCGAAGTCGTCGAAGACGTTTTCCACGTCTTCGGCACCGATACACGCATGGTGGACGCGACGAAGTACATCCTGTCGCGCCACAACGGCAACCAAGAATTTCCAGTGACGATCAGCCATGGCGATCTGTCTGGCGACGAGATCGCTAGGCTTTGGGAGGCTGCGCGTAGCAGGAAGCCGATCCGGCTCGAGGTGGCTTTGACCACGAACCGAGGGGTCGTGAAGGCCGCTCAAGTGGTTGCCGTTCTCTAGGCCATTACACGTGCCCGACTAGGCCCGCTTCGGCGGGCTTTTTCACGCCCTCACCGGCTCTCCGGTCCCTCCGGCGGGTCGAACGTCTTGGCCGCAGCCTCTGGCGGAGACAGCTGGCGCCAGTGGGGGTACTTGGAAAGGCTCGTGACGATGTCGCGGACGTCGTGCGCGTTCAGGTCCGGGTCAAGCTCGAGCATCAGCTCGGTGACCTTGTCGACCCACTGCTCGTCGGTGAACTCGTCTGCTGCCCACATGGGAGACTCCAAGGGCACCCGGCCCCTGGCCTCGAGCAGCAGACGGCGCGCCTGATCCGCTTTCAAACAGGCAGGTCCTTTTCGCCGAAGACCTTCGCCGCCGCATCCCCAGGCGGCATCGCCCGCCAGCGCGGACGTTGGGCCATCTCCTCGACCAGCGGCTGCACGTCCCACCGGTTTAGAACCGGGTCACGCGTCAGCATGGCGTCGAGCGTCTGCTCGATCCACTGGGCATCGGTAAGGGTCACGACATCGAGCGTGTTCATGCTGCCCTCCTGAAGTCCATGGCAGCCAACTCGGCCGCCCTCTTCCCAGCCAACCTGATCGCCGCCCGGTGAGCGGCAATCTCCGGCGACAGTTCGCGCCAGCGCGGGAGTCGGGCGACCTCCTCGGCCACCCCGACCGCGACTTCCGGCTCCAGGCGCGGGTCCTCGACCAGCATCCTGGCCACCACGGCGTCGAACCACTCGCCCTCTGCAAAGCGTTCGTTCAGCGTCATAGCGTACTTCCTCCGTCGAGCCATATAGGTCGCGGTGCATGCAGTTTCAAGGCCCTCATTGGAGCCCCTGGTGGGCTCGCTGGGTGAGCCTGCGGGAGGGGAGGATGGGCCAGCCCTTCGAAAACCGCCTCGCCTAGCGAAATTGTGTAACAGCGCTGCATCACGCTAGCGTTTCGCTTGACCCTTCTCTAGCTTTTCGCTAAATTCTCTTTCACGCGCTCCACCCCGGAGCAGTCGGAGGAAGAGATGCCCAAGACGTACACCGCGCACGCGACGATGCGCAACGGCACCGCCCGACCTGTGAAGGTCGAGGCGGCTGACCAGATCGAAGCGATCCGCAAGCTGTTCAAGCTGTACCGGCCGGCTTCGGTCACTGCTCCGAAGGTGGCAGCGTGAGCAGCGCCGTGCACACGCCGGGGCCCTGGGTCCTCTTCGAAGTCGGTGGCGACAACGGCACGCGCCCGGCTCTGTGCCCCGCCGCCGAGGCCACGAAGCAATCCATCCTGACCATCACCGAAGAAGGTGGGACCGTGTTCGCGGCCGTCTTGAAGAAGGAAGACGCCCGCCTGATCGCCGCCGCGCCGGAACTGCTCGCCGCCGCGAAGGCGGTTCGTGACACGTGCCCGGCCGACCCCGACGTGACCGCAGCGTTCCTCGCGGCGTGGCAGTCGCTGGAAGCTGCCATCGCCACGGCCACCGGGAGCGAGGCATGAGCGCCCTCGTCATCCACCGCGAGGTGCGGATCGAACTGGGCGTCGACGAGATGGCCTGCGCCTTCGCCGCGCTCGACCACTCGAGCCAGGCTGCGTTCTTCTGCGAGGTGGGCAGGCTCGCCGGCCAACTGCTCGGCGGCTGGGAGCAACAAGCCGCCCTGATCGTCAACAGCATGCACCTCGGCAACGAGGGTGCAACGGTCCTTCGCGCGCTGGGCGAGCACTTCGCGGCTACTGAACGGGTGCCCGGATGAACGCGCGCCTTCACGACTCCGTCGCCCGCTCGGCCGAGGTCCGCAACGAGTTCGAGGAGCGCCTGCGCGCCGACGGCCTGCTGCTGCGCAAGCTCGTGATGCTGGTGAACCGCGGCGCCTGGACGGCCTACCCCAACACCGAGGCGTGGGGCGGTGGCTTCATCGGCAAGACGCCCGAGGATCTGGAGGCCTTCCGCAAGGCCCTGGACAGCACCGGTGTGGTGACGGGGAGGTTCGCATGCGTCTGATCGCCGCCATCCTCCGCGCCGCCCGCCGCGCGTGGCTGAACTCGCGCCTCAACACCGCTCTCGGTGAGATCGACCAGTGGTGGACCCGGCCCGACGCCTGCGCGCTGCAGCTGGTCCACCACATGCGGTACATCGCCGACCTGCGCCGCCGGCTGGAGGTCGCATGAGCGCCCGCCCCTTCAAGTCCGACCGCCACCAAGCGCTCGACACCCTCTACCCGCCCGAGGCCCCCGACGTTCGCCTGAGCCACAGCGCCCTCATGCGCGCCCACGCCCCGGCCCGTCCCCCTGCCCTCTCCCCGCTGCAGCGCGCGCTGCGCTTCGTCTACGCCTTCCTCGGCCTCTGCGCCGGCCAACCACAGGAGCCCACCATGCCCAAGCCCTCTACTCCCGCCCAGGACTTCGAGACCGAGCCCCGTCAGCAGATCCTGCTGAACGAGGTCGAGTCCAACCAGGTCGGCGCCATCGGCTACGACCCGGAGACGCACACGCTCGCCGTCCGCTTCAAGCGCGGCACCGGCGCGATCTACCACTACCCCGACGTGAGCCCCGAAACGCACGCCGCGCTCGTCTTCGCCGAATCGATCGGCACGTACTTCGGTCAGCACATCAAGCCGCTGCCGTTCAAGAAGTACCCCGCCGAGCCGGCGACCGCCTGAGGCCTGCGCCATGAACGCCACCACCACGCAAGAAGCGCTGCAGCTGGTCGAAGCTGCGCCCGCGCCGAATCGGCCGCCAGCCCTACAGCAGACCGGCGCCGTCGCCGCGCAGCAGACCCCGCGCGACCTCCTCGCGCTCGCCGTCCACCAGGGCGCGGCCGTCGAGACGCTGGAGCGCCTGTGGGCCCTGCATGTGCAGTTCGAGGACCGCGAGGCCAAGAAGGCGTGCGTGGAGTCCATGGCGGCGTTCAAGGCCGAGCCCATCACGATCTTCAAGCGCAAGCAGGTCGGCTACGAGACCCGTGACGGCGACTGGGTGGGCTACTCGCACGCCGAACTCAGCGACGTGACGGACGCCGTGGTGCCGGCCATGGCCAAGCACGGGCTCAGCCACCGGTGGGACGTCGTTCAGCAGAACGGCCGCATCGTGGTGACCTGCATCGTGACGCACAAGGCGGGTCACTCCATGCAGGTCACGATGGACGCGGCCCCGGACAACTCCGGGAAGAAGAACGCGATCCAGCAGACCGCCTCGACGGTCACCTACCTGCAGCGCTACACGCTGCTCGCCGTCACCGGCATGTCGACGAGCGGCATGGACGACGACGGCAACAGCGCCGGCAACGGCGAAGGCGCGGGCAACCCGCCGGCACCGCCGCCGCCGCCCGCCGCCCCCGAGTCGTACTCGGCCGAGCAGTTCACCAAGAACCTGCCCGACTGGACCGCCTGGATCGAAGACGGCCGCCGCACGCCCGATGCCCTGATCAAGGTCGTCGAGACGAAGGGCAAGCCCATGACCGAAGAGCAGAAGGCGCAGCTGCGCCGCATCACGAAGAAGGCCTGACCATGTCCATGACCCACCACGAACTCGTCCAGGGCAGCCCGGAGTGGCTGGCCTACCGCCGCGAGCACTTCAACGCCAGCGACGCGCCGGCCATGATGGGCTGCTCGCCGTACAAGACCCGCGACGCCCTGCTGCTCGAGATCCACACCGGCCTGTCGGCCGAGGTCGGCGCGGAGACGCAGCGGATCTTCGACGACGGCCACCGCTTCGAGGCCCTGGCCCGCCCGCACGCCGAGAACGTCGTCGGCCAAGACCTGTACCCGGTCGTCGGCTCGCGCGGCAAGCTGTCGGCCTCGTTCGACGGCCTGACGATGCTGGAGGACGTGGGCTACGAGCACAAGAGCCTGAACGCCGAACTCCGCTCCGTGATGGTCGACGGCTGCACCGGCGCTGACCTGCCGCTGGTCTACCAGGTGCAGATGGAGCAGCAGTGCATGGTGTCGGGCTGCACCCGGGTGCTGTTCGTCGCCTCGAAGTGGAACGGCGACGAGCTCGTGGAGTTGCGGTACTGCTGGTACACGTCGAACGCACAACTCGCCGCCCGCATCACGCTGGGCTGGGAGCAGTTCGAGGCGGACCTCTGCGCCTTCGTGCCGCCCACGGCCGCGCCGGTGGTGGTGGCCGAGGTGGTGACCGCGCTCCCCGCCGTGGCGATCAACGTGACCGGGACGCTCGTGGTCCGCGACAACTTCAAGGCATTCGAGGTCGCGGCCCGCGAGTTCATCGAGAACAAGCTGATCCGTGAGCCGAAGACCGATCAGGACTTCGCGAACCTGGAGTTGCAGATCAAGGCCATGGAGAACGCCGAAGCGGCCCTCGACGCGGCGGAGACGCAGATGCTCGGCCAAGTGCAGGCGGTCGACGAGGCGAAGCGCATGAAGGACATGCTGCACGACCTGATCCGGTCGAACCGCCTGGTCGCCTCCCGCCTGCTGAAGGACGAGAAAGAGCGCCGCCGCGCTGAGATCGTGAACGGCGGCGCGACCGCCCTGCGCGAGCACATCGCCGCCCTGAACAAGCGGCTCGGGCTGAACATCATGCCGGTGGTGGCCGCCGACTTTGCCGGCGCCATCAAGGGGAAGAAGAACCTCGACAGCATGCAAGCTGCCGTGAACTCGGCGCTGGCCCTGGCCAAGCTGGACGCGAACCAGATCGCCGACACCATCGGCACGAACCTCCGCACCCTGGACGGGCTTGACCCGAAGTACGCCCACCTGTTCCCGGACTCCGCCCTGGTCGCCCGCAAGGCCATCGAGGACCTGAACTCGCTGGTCACCGCCCGCTGCAGCGCCTTCGACACCGCCGAGGCGAAGCGCCTGGAAGACGAGCGCGAGAAGATCCGCAAGGAAGTACTGGACAAGATCGAGGCGAAGAACAAGGCGGACGAAGCCATCGCCAACGCGGCCGCTCGCCCGGTGGAGCCCGAGCCGGCGCCCGAACCCGCCCCGGCGCCGCAGCCGGCAATGGCCCTCGCAGCCGCGCCGGTGACCTACCGCGCCTCCGTGCGAGTCCCCCTGCCGGCGCCCGAGGCCCAGCCGGCCGACCTGTTCGCTGACGTGCGCGACCTCCTCGCCCACCTCGCCGAGCCCTTCACCGGCAAGTTCCCCACCCAGCCGAAGCCCACGCCCGAGTGGTGGGCCGTGCTGCGCGACATGGTCAACAACCTGCAGCCGCGCGTCGAGCACGCCGCCGGCCGCGTGGAGGGCTGACCATGGCATCCGTCAACAAGGTCATCGTCCTGGGCCACCTCGGCAAGGACCCCGAGGTCCCCTACACCGCCAACGGCGCTGCCATCGCCAACGTCACCATCGCCACCTCCCGCTCCTGGAAGGACAAGGCCTCCGGCGACAAGATGGAGGAAACCGAGTGGCACCGCGTGGTCTTCTACGACCGCCTGGCCGAGATCGCGGGCGAGTACCTGAAGAAGGGCCGCCCCTGCTACGTCGAGGGCCGCCTGAAGACCCGCAAGTGGCAGGACAAGGATGGCATCGAGCGGTACACCACCGAGGTGATCGCGGAGAGCCTGCAGCTGCTCGGCGGCCGTGAAGACGGCGCCGCGCCGGCGCCCGCAACGCTCTCCAACCAGCGCCGCACGCCGGCCCCGGCGCCCGCCTCGCGCGGCGGCGCCACCGGCACGGGCTTCGACGACATGGACGACGACATCCCCTTCGCCTCGTCGTTCGCCTCCGATGAACCGCAGCGCACCTCGGCGCGCCGCATGCGCCGCTACGGGTGATCACCATGGCCATCTCCTGCATGGGCGGCTTCTGCGGCCGTCGCGAATCCTGCGCCCTCTATCACGCACGTGACCGCAGCCGGCCGGCCGAGCGGCTGTGCGAGCCCCGGAAGACCGACGCGTTCGAGCCGATCAAGGTCGTCCGCCCGGCGGGCACCTGGGAGCGCTCCAGCCCGCTGGCGATGCTCTCGCGCGCCACGTGGCTCGACTCGATGGTGCCCGCATGAGCCGCGCCGTCCGCATCGCGCGCCGCGACACCTTCGAGCGCAAGCGCATGTTCTGCGTGGCCACGGTCGAAGCGCCTGCCGTGCTGAACGTCTCCGGCGCTGAGCGACGCGCGCAACAGGAGCTCGCCGACTGGCTGGCCGAGGACGGCGGCTACATCGCTGCCCGCGTGCTGCCCGACGGCTCCGTGGCCGCGCTGCTCGACCTCACCTACACCCGCGCCATCTGCCTGGGCGTCACCCGGTGGGGCTGGGAGAACCGGTTCTGCTTCGAGGACCTGGCCCTGGCTGATCGCCGCTTCGCTGCGCTGGAGTCCGAAGAGGACGAGCCGGCGGGGTTCACCGCGCGGAGGACGGCATGAATCGCCTGAGCCTTCTCACGCGCTCCAGCCTGCAGGCAACAGCGTCGCTCGCCAGCCTGTCCGGTCATCCCATCGAGGCCAAGCACCCGGCGCCCGAAGAGGTGACAGCGTGGGAGTGCGGCGTCTGCGGCGATCTCCACAAGTGGGAAGACGACGCGCACGACTGCTGCGCCCCTGCCGCGCTGAAAGGGTGCCACGACCAAGAGGATGCCGTTCGTTGCCCGGTGTGCGGCGGAGCCAATCCCGACCATCGCCACGCGGCCGACTGCTGCTTGTGGCATGACCTCGACGCGCCCACCAGGTGGCGCATCGCCGATGCCGTCGAGGCCGGCGATGCGACCTGGGCCGACGCCATCGCGAAGGAGACCACCGCATGACTATCCTCGACCGAGACCTCGCCGAGATCGGCCGCCGCGCCATGGCCGAGCACCAAGCCTGGAAGGAGCGCAATGCCGCGCGCTCGGCTCTGCGAAAGTTCTTCAAGGCCTACACGGAGGAGACGGGCGAGCGCTTCGACCGTGGGGACTGCCTCGACGGCGGCATGCACGAAGGCGTCGCCGCGTTCAACGCGGTGAGCAAGCTCCTCGCCGAATCCCAGCGACGACTCACCTCCGCACGCGCCGCGACTCGTCGCGCCGTGGCGAAGGTCATCAAAGAAGCGGTCGGCGACACCAAGACCCTCGACATGTTCGCGGAGGTGAAGCCGTGACCGCCAAGGAAATCGAGGCGTTCGTTCGCCGGCACACCGTCGACCTCGCCTTTCCGAATGCAGGTGGTGGATACAGCACCGCCAAGGTCATCCCAGCTGAAACGGCCCGCGTGATGCTCACCACCCACGCCAGCCAGCAAGCCGCCGTAGTGGCGGGGCTGGTGGACTACCTGGAGGCTCAGGACGCGCTCGACAACCGCGAAGCCGCCGGGATCAACGCGGAGGACTACTTCGTCCTTCTGCGCCGCCGGAACTTTGCCCGCGACTGCCTCGACAGGGCTCTCGCCGCAGCATCCGAACACGCCATGAAGGAGCAGCCGTGAGCGGAGAAACCTACGCCAAGCAACTCAGCCGCCTGGAAGGCACTCACCTCTATAAACCGACCGTTCTCATCATCGCCGGTCAAGCCGACGCCGCTCTCGCCGAGTCCCGTCAGGAATCATGGCTGTGGCACGACCGCGCCACCGAAGCTCAAGCCGAACGTGACGCCGCCCGCGAGGAACGGGATGCGCTCAGGGCTGCAGTTGAAGCCGCGATCACCCTGCTCGGCCAGTACCGCCAGCACGACGCGCAACGCACGCTAATCGAGGCGCGTGACGCCGCCATCGCCGAGCGGGCGCGGGAGGGCTAGTCCTTCGCCTTGTCGATCAGGGCACGAACCCACACGCCGCCGCCGTTTCGCTCAACCTTCGCACGCTGAGACACAGACATGCGCACATTCATCGTCACCGTTTCCTCGCCTTCGTTGACGGGCGGTCGCCCTCTTGGGCGCTTGACGGGCGGAGGCTGTTGCTTCGTTTTCATGCCGCGATGATAACGCGCCACAAAAAGAGCTTGCAAGCCATCTTTTCGTGGCACATAATTACCCCATCGCAACACGCAACCCGGAGCAGACACCATGACCGCCACCCGCACAACGCAGTACAAAGGTCGCACCATTTGCATCAGCGGTGCTAGCAAGTCCTGCCTTGTTTGGGTGGATGACAAGATGGTCCTTGGTGACTTCCGCTTCGGGACCATCCAGCGCGCTCGGGCTGCGGCTGTTGCCTACATCAACCGTCACACCACCTGACCCGCCACCCCTCGACTACTGCGCGAGAAACCCATCGCGCCTGACCGCGCACCAGATCAAGGAACGGAACATGAACGACAAGAACCTGCCGTACGAAGCCGCACCAGCGCGCGAGATGGCCGACTACATCATCCACCAGTTGCGCGGCGCTGGCTCTCTGCCCGAAGCGAAGTCCATCGCCTACGTCGAACACCTCTACCGCGCAGCCCTCGCCAGCCCCGCCGCTCAGGCGCAGCCCGTGGCGTGGATGTTCCCGCTGGGCAACGGCGCCACGGGCCTTTCGTTTGAGCAGAGCTGCAGCACGGACACGCCGCTCTACACCCGCCCCGCCCCCGAGGCCCTGGCACCTGACGCGGAGCCCGAGAACAACGAACGATTCGATGCCGCCTGCAAGGATGTCCGGCAGTGGCTCGGCGATGAGTTCAATGTCTGGCTCACACATGGCTCTGTCCGCACGCTGGTGAGCCGCGCACAGGTCGCATCTGCCCATCCGGTGGCGCCGGCCGAGCCCATCCAGCCCGCGCACCCCGCCGATGATGTGAAGCGGCTGGCGACAGAGATCAATCAAAAGATCCTCAGACTGTCCGGGGCGCCGTCTCTCGCCGTGCACCGACTGCAATGTGATGTCGAACGCCTCGCAGCCCTCGCCGCCCATCCGGTGGCGGGAGAGCAGGCCGTGACCGCTCGCGACGTGTGGAAGCAGGTTGCGGCGCTGTGCGAAGCATCCGAAGAACTTCCCGACGCGCCCGAGGCCAATGGGCCCCACGCCGCGGGCTTCGCTCGCGGGCGCCGGTTCGAGGCAAAGGGCATCCGCAACGCCATCGGCGGGTGGTTGTTGGAGGCAGAGCGCGCCGCCCCGCCAGCGAAGGCCGAGCTGGTGACGGATGAACAGATCGACGCACTCGCATGGGAGCACGGAATTTATCCCGAAGCGTCTGCGCCGGAGGCTAGCAACGTTCTGACATTCGCCCGCGCCGTCCTCGCCACTGCCCGCCCCTCGGAAGCGCGAGAGCCGCTGTCGGATGAGCGGATCGATGCGCTGCAGGACGAGTACGACTGCTACGGCGACTGCGACGCACCACGTATCCACGACTTCGCTCGCGCCATCGAGCGCCACCCCGGCATCCCCGCCCGCGTCGATTCGGAGGGGGCACGATGAGCACGCGCAACTGGCACAAGGGGCCTCCGCCACACGTTGGCTGGTGGAATGCAAGCGTCGTTGAAGTGCACGACGCCTGGAGGTGGTGGAACGGGGAATTCTGGTCCAACGTGGTCTATTCCGCGGCCGGTGTTCGGAGGATCGAAGAACGGGCGGCCCAGAAGTTCTACCGGCAAAAAGACGTGCGCTGGACCGACTACTACCCGCGCAACGCCCGAGTCCCGCGCATCGACCCCGCCCGCCTGCAACATGGGAGCGAGAAGAAATGAGACACGTGCCCGTCCAGTTCGTGAACATCCACGGCCAGCCCGTGGACCTCGCCGCACAGCGCTCCGTCGCCATCAGCGAGGCTCAACGCCAGCGGGCTGCTGGCTTCCCTGCCAAGCGCAAGCCCACGGTCAAGAACGGTTATGCCGCGCTGCCCGGCACCGGCCCCGAGAGCAAGACCTGCAAGACCTGCGAATTCAAGGTGGTCGGCGGCAACCCGGGCGGTTCGAAGCGCTTCCTCAAGTGCGAACTGCGCAAA